GTAACAGGTTGCCTATACTAGCATTTTGGTTGCCAATCACATCTGAGATTCCAGATCCTTGCTGATTTTGTAGGTTGGCAAGCTGGCTAGAGGTTGATGCGATGGCTTGCGCTAGGTCGCGACCTGCTTGTGTTCTAACTTGTGCCTGTGATGATGTCATGTTCGTGATGATGTTGCCGACATCGCGCCCAGTTGATTGCGCGACTTGCGCAAGACTAACGCCGGTCGCCTGCTCAATCTGCGCGGCTGCTGTTTGGAGATTAGCGCCAGCGATTGAACCAGACTGGATGAGGTTGCCCAGCGTGTTGCCCATCTGCAATTCTACGTCGGCCTGAGCCATTGAACCCGCGCTTTCTAGGCTAGCCACGCCGCGGCCAATATCCATAGTCAAGTCAGCGCCGCGGCTTTGCAAGCTGCTGGTATCTCGCCCTGCTTGGGTGAGAATGCCTGCCGCTACGTTACCCTGATTACCGCGTAACTGACCAACGGAGGTGGCCGCGTTAAGTCCTAGTGATGCCTGCTGGATAAGAGACTGGATCCGCGTGTTCATTTGCTGATTCTGCACGCCCTGTGCTTGCCGCTGTAGCTCCTGCCGAACTCGCCCACCGCCTAGCCCACCGATTGCAGATGCGTTGCGTGTCGTGGCTCTCTCTGCTTCCTCTAGTGCGAATTGCGAAGCAGGGTCATTCATCATGGTCATCATAGCTTCTTGCTGTGCTTCTGGACCGTTCACGCCTGACAATGTGGCTGCGAGGATCTGTGAACGCTGGCCAGGGTCGATGAATCCCGTTAAGGGGTCAACGGCTTGTTGATACAGTTGGTCGAGCTTAGTGATACCTTGGGTTGCGCCAGTGTTGATGCTGCCGATGGCTTGGTTAAGCTGGCCTTGAGCTTGATTGCCAGCGCCCATCAGTTGGCCTTGAGCCTGATTGACACCAAAGCCGATTCGATTAATTGCGTTGTTGCCCGTTTGCGCGACTACGCCAGATGCGTTGTTGACACCTTGGTTGATCACACTACCGGCAGCGTCCACACGATCAATAGCATTGAGGTTAGCAACGCCGATGTCATTACGCGCTGTATTAGCACCGCTCATCACCGCACCAGTTGCGCCAATACCACCGCTCATCAGTGCGTTTTCTGCACCAATCACGCCAGTTTGCGGAGCTTGGTTAGCCATAGGCGCTTGAGTCGCCAGAGGTGGCTGCATCATGCCGATCTGAGGCGCGAAGCCTTGGCCCATGTTATTAGCTATTGCCATTATCGGAAGTCTCCTGCTTGCCCGTTGCTAAACCCGCCAGCTCTGCCTGGTCGGCCAATCTGTAATGTCTGTAGCAAGTCTTGTATATTGGGATTTGATTGTGGCGTCTGCGTAGCTTGTGCTGGCTGTTTGCGGAACGCGGAAAAGTCAAGAGTAAAATCGGACGGCTGGCTAATCTGCTTCGGAGCAAATCCAGAAAAGTCAACAGGATTTCCCATAATTGCGTTGTTTATTTGCGGTAAGGCCGATGATACTTGCTCTTGCGCGGCCATGTTGCCCTGTTGAAAGGGCTGAATCTGCCTGCCTATGGATGTGTTAAGGAAATCCATTGCATTGTTGATGCCTGTGTCCTGCTGAACCTGAGCCTTGCCAAATAGATCTCGAACGCCGCCCTCTGCCGAGCTTGTAGCAGAAGCGCTGGCGTTGAGCGCGTTTTGCTGACCCTTGGCCGCTTTGTCTGCCGCCATGTTACTGGCTACACCGCCTATTACTGCGGAGCCAATTCCTGCGCCCAGCACTGCCGCGCCTGTTGTGCCTAACGCTCCCACTGTTGCTGTGACTACCCATGCCATAAACGATTCTCCATCGGTATTACTACCATTGCCTCAATTTGCTCTAAATCATCCTCATTATTCCAAGGATGTACGTTTAACCAGATAGTGTCTTCAAGCACAGCGCCAGCCTTTTTGACGTTGGCACCTGATACGAATGTGTGCGGAGCTTCAATCACGTACTCTCCCTCGTCTGTTACGACTAGAATCTTGCCCTTGCTGATGATGTTGATACATGAATGACGATGAACCTTGCCCGTCAGCACAGTACCGGCAGGTAAGAACACCTCGCGCGTGTATGTGCCATGTGCAAAGTGATGCTTTGTTTCAACTTCTAACTGCTCGCACTTGGCAATCTCATCCTCAAGCGCAATCAGTTGTTCGCGGCGAACAGATAGCGCGTTCATACGAGTATCCAACCGTTCTTGGGGTCGTTGGTGATCTGGGCCAGCTGCTTGATGTAAAGGATGCTCCCTGCTGTGCCCGCGTCGTCCATGTAAAGACTAGGCACGCCAGCCGATACAACTCCCTCTGGCGAGCCTGTGCCGACAATAATATCCATCCTAGTAATTGCGCCAGTCCAGAGCCTAAAGGCGTCAGACATAGAGCCAGCCTTGTTGACGATGGGTTGCTCTGCATTCGGTTGCACAATGTTAGGCATTAGACGCCCCCATTGCGACAACACGCGCTTCGACCTTGGTAATTACGGCCGTAGCGTTCTCGGCAAACTTGAATCGGAAGATTTCGTTGCGGCCAGCCCTGCCGTTGCGACGCCATACTACACGCCGGTCATACTCGCCGACCTTGCCGATGGTTCTGAGTCGTTCGCCTGACCAGGTTTTGCCATCCGATGATCTATCCATTCGCATAACTGGGTCCAGAGTGTTAGCGTTACCCACACCACTGGCTACGGTGATCTCAATTGCTGGAACGGAGAATGGTAGGCCCTGATTCACAAATGGCCGACCAGATATCTCTCGCTCAATCACTTCGCCGTATTCTGACAAGATGCTTAGGTCGTATTTACCGATGCGCCCGTCTATGCTGTCGCCCACCAAAAGGAATCCATAAGCTGTGGTCATTGAGTTAATGCGTAACGCTGTCTGTGACTTTACGCCGTCGTTGACCACTGTGGACTTGCGCTCATGCCACTTTGCAGAGGTTGAGTCAAATACTATTGTGGTGTTGGTCAGACGCCAGCAGATGAAGAATGATCCGCCAGCAGAGTATGAGTACGCAAAGACATTGGCTATGGTGCCGAGTGCCGCCTCTTGCTCGAGCAACGTGTCGATTGCCTCGGTTGAGATCTTGATGACAGAGTTGCCAGATAACATCAGCGCTGCGGGTGCGTCGTTACGACCGCCACCGATGAAGGCGAAGGTGTCTTGCGTTGACACGATTGATTCCGCTGCAAACAAACCTTTTGACAGAATAAAGCCCTGCTGTCTCTGGAAAGGGAACGACACGCCGCCTATGTTTGAGAATGCCTCCATTGTCTCTGTGCCAGCTATGAACAGCGTTGATCTCAGCACGAATGGCGCAACGATAGCGTCTGGGGAATGCTCCGCTGATCCGAAGTCTAGCGCGTTATACGCAAGGCCGTTGTTTAATGCGCTGATGATAAACTTTTTGGTGTCGGTAGTCAGGACAAAGTATCCATCCATAAAGAACAAATACTGCGGATTGCCATTAGCGGTAAAGTCGGCGTCTGTGATGGTGGTTAGCGCGTCTGGGCCAACTGTGAATATGTAGCCAGTCGAGCCAGGCACCAAGATCAGCATTTGAGTGCCGTTGTCTGCAATAGATACTCGAGATGTGCCAGCAATAGTGCCTAGCGACGTGAGTGTCACCATATCAGACTCGAGCCGATACAAGCCGGTGCCATTGACGAAATACGGCTTGTCTTGAAACGTCCATGCGCCTCGATTGACTTGGCTGATAGTGCCAGACGTGGCCAATTGCGTGATGCCAGGTGTGCCAAGTAATGATTGGCTAATCACATCGCCGTTGCTGTTGCGGTTGGCAATGGGATACCAGTTAATGCAAGACTGGCTAGACAAGGGCATAGCTCCGCTCTCGTAAAAGCCATCGTATATTGCACCGTCGATGATCAAGCAGTAGTCTCGGCAGTAGAAGGTGGATAAAACACGCGGTCATTCAGGTAGCGATTGTTTCCGCTTCCTTGTGGCAGTGTAGATGGGAATGGGGAGCGGCCAAACTTGATAGCCTGCTTTAAAACGTCAGATTTAGACTGCTTGACGTTGTCAAAGAATGATTGAGTCATTGCCACGCCGTAGTCATCAGCCAAACGCTTGGCCAAGCCGAATACCATCGCATCCTCTGCATAGGCAGGCACAGATAACACTTGACTTCCGCTCGTAACTGTGACGTATGCCAGCAACGTGAGGTTCCACGCCGCCATCATCCGATTCAACTGAGCAATGCCGTCCTGTAGCTCATTGGCTTCAAGCGGCGTATCTGCCGAGCTTACCAATATCTTGCCCAGTGCGGCGGTGACTAGCTCTGTCGCTGTGGTCATTTCTTAGACTTTTGCGCGACGGGAGCAACAAGGATTTCAGGCGCAACAACAGCTGGCGCAACAACCCATCCTGACTTGGCAAGCAACTTTAGGCCATCGGGGTGGCTGTTAGCCTCCATCTCGGCACCATCTTTATAAACTGTAATTAGCATAACGAACCTCTGTTATATATAGTTAAAGAAAGGGGAGCCGAAGCCCCCCAGTCTAGTTAGGGAGTACCGAACCCTTGGCCAGCGAAGAACGGATTCAGCACGGCATAGGCAGGTCGGAAGTCAAAGCGAACGATCTGCTTATTCTCACGGATGGACGCGCCTTTAGAACAACGTAACTGCAAGCCGTCCTTAGTTGTGCCAAGCGTGTCAGTGCTGAAAAGCTTTTCAATGGACACTGAACCAATCGCGAACGCATCGCGGTGGTAGAACAGGTTCGCTTGAGTCGTTGCGTTTGCAGGGTAGAGCAAGGTTACAACGTCGCCGCTCGCAACTGCGCTAGAAACGGTGTTGTACGCACCAGCAGCTTCAAAGACAGCAGGACCAGTGCACACTAGGTCGCCAGCGCCAGAGCCGTTCAATGTTACATCAGCAGTGACAGTAGCAGTCCAAAGAATCTCGGCACCGGCAGCGTTTAAAGCGATCTGTCGAGTAGACAGGTTCAAACGGCTACGACCAGTTACCTGAATGACTTCACCAGCTTTCACAACAGTGTTAGCTGAAAGACCAGTCACAGATAGCA